ATTGGGAATATGCTTTTTATTTATATCAGAAAGAATGTAATGCCGCGGTGGTTGTAAGAAATCATACGGACAATTTTCCTTACACAGATGAAAATGGTAAACTCAGAAAGTTTTATCCAGACTTTATTGTAAACGGAAACTATTATGAAGTGAAAGGATGGCTTCGTCCATCAGACCAATGTAAGATGGACCAAAACCCAAATGTTAATTTTGTTTTCGGTGATGACATTAAGCCGATGGTGCAGTGGTTGAACAAGCATCATCCGAAGTGGCGGGATGAGTATCAGGAGCTTTCTTAGTTTCTTCAGCATTTGCAACAATAGGAACTATCGCAACTTGAGACAAGAAACCACGCTTTTGCAAACCTTCCAAATACTCAGCAAGACAAGCCATACAAAATGCTTCTGACTTTTCCTGTTTTACACCAGTTGGGTCAACATAATTTATTCTTGAAACAAGTACTGCTGGGTTATTTGAACAACATCCAAGATTACCGTGTTTCTTACAAAAGAAGTTGAAGTCCTTTAATACTTTTCCTTTAGGAATTGTGATTATTGTTTTTCCTGATGTTTCTTGTTTTCTTTCCATAATGCAAAATCCTTATTTATGAGCTCTTTGCCATCAATCATTATTGCGCCTTCTTTCACAAACTTTTTTGCATCATCTTTTGTAATTTTGAAAACAAGGTTTGGATCGTGGGCGTCAATTTGTTTCTGTAATTCAGCGTCTTCTTCGTTAATCATTTTCAAGCCTACAAAGAAAAATGTGAAGTAAGCTGAATTGAGAATTAACGTTATTGCAGCTGCTGCCCATATAGGAAATCCGATTGCCCCGAAAATCCAAAATATAAGGCAGATAGCTTCAATAATTCCGATGCCGATAAAAAATCTTTTATTTATCTGATACATCTCTTTCCATATAAGCAAGCTCAACTTTTACTGTTGCAATTTTGATAAGGTTATCATTTACCTTACCATTAACTACAACCTCTTCAGGCAAGTCTCCATTTTTAATCAAATCTTCCAAGAAGAACTTTGCATAGCCAACTGCTTCTTCCTGAGTTGAATTGATATAAGGAGCAGCAAACTCGAAAGGAATATTGAGCTTCTCTTTCTTAAATATTCCTGTACGAACTTCAACTTCATTGTTGTAAATAATCTTTACTTGCCAATATTCAACCTTAGGCTTCTTATAACGATGTGTAAGAATGTCTCCGCCTGAATTGTTGAATTTCCAATTGTTCATAAGAACCTGAACATCATCAAGTCCTTTTGTAATTTTTTCTTGTCTTGCTGCAGAAGACATCGCAGCATTCATTTTACTTGGCATTAGTACCCGCCTCCATAATTTTCATCTACTCTTGCAGACAATTCATCTTTTGGTACAAGGTCAATATTTTGTGCTTCAGGAGAAACGACACATTCTGTTGTAATAAGAATACCTGCAACTGATGTCGCATATTTAAGAGCAGTCTTTTCAACTTTAAGTGGGTCAATTACACCTGCTGCAAACATATCATCTTCCATCTTTTCGTTCTTTGCATCATAGCCACTTTCGTCTCTTGTATCGTGTTCAATACTTGAAACAATGTATGCGTAATCTTTTGTGACAGATTGAATAATTTGTGTTGCAGGCATACGACATACATCAAGCAATGCTTCAAATCCTGCACGATAAGAATCGTTAGGGAAGTCTCTTTTTTCCTGACGAACATCACGAGCAGCTTTCAATAATGCAGAACCACCGCCTGGGACGATACCATCAGAGATTGCAGCATTTACTGCACAAACAGCATCGACATAACGGTCATACAATTCCTTTACACGAGTTTCAGTAAGTCCGCCAACTGAGATTGTTGCAATACCACCTGTGAGAGCAGCAATACGTTTGTTCATAACATTTACTTCTTCTGTTGATAAACCAACATCTTCATCAGCAAGGCCTTTCTCAATATCTTTTCTGATTTCAGCAACACGAGCATCAACAGCATTATCGTCACCCGCGCCATCTTCAATAGTTGTCTTGAACATTGTTGCCTTAAAAGAACCGCAAGAACCAAAGTCTTTTTCAGTATCAAACTTTTTAAGGTCTTCACGGTCTTTAATAATATTTGTTCCTGTAAGAACTGCAATATCTTTAAGGCGTTCACTCATATCAATTGAATTCACTCCCGGTGCTTTGACAAGAGCAAAGTTTGCTTTTCTTTCAATGTCCATCTTTACACACATAGTATCAAGGTCTTCATCAAAAGATTCTGCAATAAGAACACAAGGTAAAGATTTACCTAAACAGAAGTTGAGCAATTCAGTTGCATCTTCAAGAGTAGGCTCAAAATCAAATATTGCAATTTTTGGATTTTTAACTTCGTATGATTCAGACTTCTTGTTGTTTACCATACGACCTGCAGTCAAACCTGTAGGCCATTCCATACCGTCTGAAACTGAAATGATTGTCTTACCACTTTTGTTATGTGAGTCAAGAACATTTACAACACCGCCTTCTCCGATTGAAGTAAATGCTTTCAAAACATTCTGACCAACTACTGGGTCATTGTTTGCTGAAATTGTTGCAACTGATAAAATATCTTTATCACTTGTGATTACTTTTTTGTATTTGTCAAGCTTGTTCAAAACTTCTTCACAAGCAGCATCAAAACCTTTTTGAATTTCAACGGGCTCTTTTCCTGAGTCAACTAATGAAACACCTGACTTACAAAGTTCAGCTCCAAGGAACTGTGTTGTTGTCGTTCCATCTCCTGCTTCACTGTTTGTTTTTTCACCTGCTTCTTTAAGTGTACAAGCACCACAATTTTCAAGATGATCTTTCAACCAAATCTCTCTTGATACTGATACACCGTCTTTTGTATATACTGGGTGGGATGTTCCACGATAAAATGCAACACATCTTCCTTTTGGTCCAAGGGTTGCTACAACTGCTTTTTCAAGCTTTTCAATACCTGCCAACATTTTATGACGGGCATCTGCACCAAAAGTCAATACTTTATTTGACAATTAAAACCTCCGAATTTATTATTTAGCAAGTTGTTCAATTTCCGAGTCGAACTTATCTCTTTGCGGCTTCAAAGACATATAATGTTGAGCAGCAAATTTGATACCTGACTCTATTGCAAGTTTTTCGCATTCTGCTTTCCAACTTTCGTATGTTCTTAAAGCATCTTCATAATCTTTTCTGTATTCATCAAGTCTTTGAATTCTTTCCTTTTCATCTTTTGCGCCTTCGCAATCACACCACATTCTAAAGATATTACCGTCACCTTCAAATGTTTGTTTCATTTTTTCGCCACAGTAAGGACAACGTAATATGTCCTCTTCTTCTGGGTATTGTAAAAGTGAATAGGAATTATTGTGTAAGGGTTGTATTTGTTCCTCGAGATATTCTTTTCCTGTCATATTGTATATATTAACTAAAAAAGCCGCAGTCGCGGCTTCAGGATTTATTTGTTGGCTTTTGCTTGTTCAAACAGATTCATAACTGCATCGCCAATGTTATTCGTTTCTTTTAAGGCTTTTTCAGCATCAAGGTTGAATGTTTCAGCAAGGTAATGGACAACTGCTTTACTTCCTGCAAGTTCTTTTGGAATATTGTTCAAAGCTTCTTCAAACTTATTTTCGATTTCATCGTACATACTTGCTGAAGATTCAGTTCCGAAATCGTCATCAACAATTCCCATAGCTTCCCAGTCAACATCAACCGCAATATCGTTGTACATCTTTTCAGCTTCGTCTTTGCTGATTTCATATTCAAGTTGTAAATCCTGAATGATTGTATCTTTGTTTACACCACGGTCAATCATCATAGTACAATAATCGACTGCATCAGCACGAAGGTCTGAACGAAGGCCGTATTCATCGCGAGGCTGCAAATATTCAGCGCCTTCTTGTTTTTCAACTTCCATTTCACGAAGAATTGCTTTTTGGATTTTTCTGTTATCAAATAAAGACTCTTGCAATTCGCCGTCGTCTTGTTCTTTCTTAAGCTTTTCAATTTCAACATCAACTGTTGAGTTGCCTGCCTCAATTTGTTCAGCAGCGGCAGCAGTGTTCATTGTTGTCAAAGCATCTTTAATAAATGCTTCTTTATTTGCCTTTACTGCAGAGTCGTCAGAATTATCTGCATATTGATTGATAATCTTTTCTTTTACATCGTCATTTGCTTTTTCAACTTTTTCTGTATCAAAAGTGTTTTGATAATAATCTGAAAACTGTTTAAGGCTGTCAGCATAAGCAGCTTCAGCTTCCTCATTAAGACGGCGACCTACTTGCTTAATCTTTTTCATTTCAGTCATTAAGTACACCTTGCTGTCGTCAGAAAGGATATACTTTTTGCCTTCTTTAATGCGAACTACACCATCAATAATATTATCATTCTTGTCGTATGCGGAAACCTGTTGGCCTTCCATATACTTAGAAAATACAACACTCATCTTCATAAATAATTAGTTGACTTAAAAGTAATATTGAGATACGTCCTTTAATCTTAATGCAGGCGTATAAGTATCACCTATTTTTGCATTGTAAATATTTTCAGGATAACGACCTTGTCTTAATTCGTTTCTCCCCCAACGACCTATCTGACTAAAACGGGTCACTCCATAATTGTATGCAATATAAGCATCTCTTAATTCAGTTTGCAAATCAGTCCTTGTGATATAACTGTAATACTTATCATAATGATTTAAGATACGAGCATAATACCAAAATCCTACTTCAAGATTTTTCTCAGGGTCAAGCATATCTTGCATTGTATACTTTACTGCGTGATTGTCATTGTACTCATTCAAACAACCATTCATAATTTGACATAACCCAACCGCGCCTGCACCTGATACTGCATCTGCACGAAAGTCAGATTCAATATGTGCAATCATAAATCCCAACTTTTGATTAAGACAATGATTTGAAGCAGCAGCTGTAATTAAGTAATAAAGATTAACAGCATCAGTGTATTGAAAAGTATTACGCTTATCCCAAGTTCTTGTTGCTTCATAAATTGTTCTGACAAAGCATTCCTGAGACAATACTTTTTCAGCAGGAACTGTTTCAGTAATAAACACAGGCGCATTATAATTGTTGATTTCAACTTTTTCAATTTTCTCAACCATTACGACAGGCTGATTAGCGGCAACTTGCTTATACACTTGATTGTCTTTATACATATTATAACCTGTATAAACTAAAATAGTGATAGCCGCCCAGATAATTACACAGCTAATGTGTAACCAATACTTTCTTAAAAAATTTTTCATTTGATTTTACCACCAAGACATTACATCTTTTTTCTTCTTATCTTCTTTTTGTTCAGCCATACATTTGTATAAATCTTCATAGTCTAATTCTTTGTCGTATGACCAAGTTTTCTTAAAACGAATACGAACCCACCAGTACCATTGTTCGTTCTTTTCCATCGGTAAATTGGTAAGAGGATTTATTAAGTTGTCGATATGAGTATGAGCCCAACGAGATAAGTTATAAATGTTGTCAATGTCATAGGCTTGATTAAGATAATTACCTACAGGCTCAACGTGGGCGTGGTCAATTTGTGTCAACATCCAAGCAGGAGGCTCCAACTTTTTTAATTCTTCGACTTCCCACGGTAATAATATCATATACCATCTGCAATAATGGCCGTCTCTTAAATCAACTTTCTTTTTGGCCTCTTGCCATTCCAAGTCATCTTTACTTCTTCTGTGCATCGTCTTTTACATAAAAATAAGGCTCTGTCTGTTTTACAAATCCAAGCTTCTCGTAAAAGCCTCTATTTTTATCCTCGGCATACAAAGTCACAATATCCTTGCAGTAAGTGTCCATAAACTCTTTCAAAATCAACTTACCGAAACCGAGACTCCTGTAATTTATATTAACCTCAAAAGAAGAAATATGTGTTGAATTCATAACGCAAGGAACTCTTCTTGTTCCTATTAAAGCAAGCGGCTGTACTGAGTCGCCTTCTTCAAATTCAACAACACACCATTGAATCCAATCATCATCAAGATAACATTCATCTTTTTCAATTTGTTCCAAAACCAAGTCGAAGCAAGTGTCCATACCATTTTCAAAATAATATGTTAACATCTCGTCGCAGTTGTTGAAAAACTTGTAGTTCATAATCCTACCCTCTCCAAAGCCTTTTGAATTGACTTGAAAAACATTTGCTTTTCATTAGGCTTAATCTTTGCAAATCCATTAACTTCAGGTCTTTGTCTTCCCCAAGGGTCAGTAAAC